TTATAATTTTTGTTTTTCTATTTCTTTTCCATAAGTTCCATAGTACTGCCCACATATCAGCACACCAAATTTGTAATGGGTGATGTCTGTCATCTTCTGCAACTTTTTTAGTATTTAGCTTAACAACTTCATAAAACAAATTCTCACAATCAATTTCTACTTCTTCCCAAAAAGTATAATCTATGTTTTTTAAAACATATTGAGCACCTCCTGAATTTGCTTCGTTTTGTTTTACAATTTCTTTATCAATATTTGCCACACTACACATTAAGTCTAAAACATCTTGACCTTTCGACAATATATAATTGTGTCCTATATAACTTATTGTATCGCTTAAATAACAAGTTTGGTCGCACCCACATAAATAATTATCTATTTCTAATGGTTTAGTTAATGCTATATCGCAATCGTGATACATAAAAGTTCCTTTATATAAATCAGGATATTTATAAAAATGTTTTTTTAATGTATATGGTCTTACACTAGAAATATATTTAACACTTTTTCTTGTATCAGGATAAAAATAAAAATTTACATTAGGATATTTATCTAATAAGTAAAGACAAGAATTTTCATTTAAAGATTTAATTGCAAAAACTATATCGATTTGTTCTTGATTTATACCATTATTTATAAAACTATAAATCATAGTATCTACTTGCCACGAATAATAAATATTAGATGGTTGGCAGCAAATATATCTCATTTATTGTATTGCACCATCTGAACAACCAGGACAAGTTGAAGATGATAAAGTATTTCCATTCCAGTAGAATAATCCCTCACTATGTTTTATAAAATTACCTGCTCCTAGTATTGTAGTACAATTTGAATTTGTATAAACCACAGTAGTAGTAGATAATGAAGTTGAATTAATATATATAGTTATTGCTTTTCCACCACAACAAGCATTTAATGCACTTGTTGTAACATTTGCCTGTATTGCAGTACAAGGTGCTTGTGTTGTCGTTGGTGCTTGTGTTGTTGTTGTGCTTATGTATGCTTGACAAGCTGCACAATCTGCAAAATCCAAGAAATTATCTACATCGCCATTTGTTCCTGCTCCTCCATCTTGCAATGAAGAATAACAAATTAAACCATCGGATATAACTGTTGGAAATGAGTTTGTTTGATTTGAAACTTCAATAATAGTGTCATCTGCACTACAATTGCTTTGTAAACTTCTATATATTCTATAAAATATAGATGGTTGTGTGGTAGTGGTTGTCGTTGGAACTTGTGTTGTTGTAGATACACCTAAACAATCATCACAACTTAAAAAATCTGTTTGAAATTTAGAAGTTGGTGTACAACCTAAATTAAAATTATCATCACTTTGTGTTTGTCCTGTTCTATCTATTAATGACCAACAATCACCTGTGCTTATTTGCTTAATATAGTTTGGAAAGTTTTCAGTATTATTTCCAATTATTTCTATTCTATCATCATTACACTTTAAATATCTTGCAAAAAACGTCATTGTAGGACAAGATTCAGATGGTGTAGGTTTTGGTGTAGTACAACTTTGAGTGATTGTTCTTGTAGGATTTGCCGATGCAGGATATTCTTGAATTATTGTCCAACATTCATTTTGCACATCATCTGAAATTGTTACTCTTTCTTCAATAGAAAATGCATTATTATAAACTACAAAATCTTCTTCACCAGTGTTTTCATTTTTAACAACAAATGCTGATGGATTTACAACATCTTCTTCACAAGTATCTACTGATGTAGATTGACAACCAATTGTATTTTGTAAATTAGTACCATTCCAATATCTGTAATTTACTAAATCGCTTGATAAATATTGATTACTTGTTAAAAGTGTGCTACAATCATCATTAATAAAAACTTTAGTTGTTCCTGTATTACTATAAAAATCAGTTCCATTTATATATGCATCTCTATCTGTTGGTGTTTCACAACATAAATCTTTTGCCGTATTACTTCTATATAATCTTATTTTAACACAAGTTTGTTCTACTGATTCTACTGGTTCAGTTGTATCATCTTGACAAGCACCTGATATTGTTGGCAAACCTGCTAAACTTGCTCTATAAGCACCAATCATTATTGTATAACATTCAGCAGAACTTGATGAAGTTGAAATATAAACATTATCTGTTCTTGAATTAGAATTATATGGTACAAACTCTTGTGATGAATCAGATTGTTTTCTTAGTTCCCAAGCATTCCAAGTATATTGAGTTTTAGTATCATCAACTCCTTCACCAGTATTATTTACTGCAAATGGTGTTATGTAATATGGTGTTCCTGCAGTTAAAGTTAAATTAAATGGAGCACCGGATGTATCAGTAACAAAACCAAAAGGGTTTGATAAATTTTGACCAGTAGCTACAACATATCTTGTATTTTCTGTATATAGATTACTATTTGTTCCAAAGTAAAAACCATATTCAGTTACATTACTTGTTCCTACATTATCAACTTGTGCTGCACAAGGTATAGATGTATTTGTTACATTATAACCATTTGGTTGTATAGATGTTAATTCTGGTGATATTGGGTCTGGTTCAGGGTCAGGTGTTACACCACCTGGAACATATTCTATTACACCACCTCTACCTTCTGTTGTTGCATTATTTTTAGCATAAGCCATTATGTAATAAGTATCACCAGTATCTAAAGATGTTTGTGTTGAAGTAAAAGTTGTTGATGTATCTGTTGAAACTACTTTAGGATTAGATAATATAATTGGATTTTTACCAAAATAAAATCCTCTTTCTATAATTGTTAAACCTCTATCACTAATTATTAGTCCTCGTAAAATTCCACTTGTGTTTGAAGGAGTACCAATAGAAAGTGTTGTAACATCAGGATTTAACACTGTGTTATCTTGTTCTGTTTCAGAACTTGTTAAAACACCTGAAATAGAAGAATCATAATAATTACTATTTGAAACAATATACCAACTTGCATTCGCTTGATAAATTCTTGAGTTCGTAATTCTCAATATATTTTCTAATACTTTTTTTGCAGATAATTTTGAAAAATTTTCTTGGAACGCAAACTCATTAATTAATATATCTTGAAATAAATTATTATTTTCAGTTTCTACACTACCTGTAGATGGATTTACTTTACGAATATTATTTTGAATAAATATATTAAATTCAAGACCAGTATAATCTAATATTTTATGAATATAATAAAAAGCACTATCTAAAATACTTTGTTCTCCTGCTGCAGTTTTAATTGTACCATCTGTATTAGTATTTATATTTCCATCAGGTACTAAATAAGAATCAAGAGTTCCTAAATTATCTATTGCTCGTAAACTTATATCAAAAGGTTTAGATTGTATTGCTTCAGTAAAAGTGTCTGAAACTAAAAAACCTTCCCAATAAACTTGAAATGTTGTAGATGCTGCCCAATTATAATCTGTTGCTTCCCAATTTGTATCTGCAAGTTGCCAAAGAGGTGAATTTATATCAGCACTTTCATCTTCTACACCAACATTTACTCTAATTTTATATTCTCGTTCACCAAAATTTATAAATTCATCATAAGAAATATCATCAGTTGTTTTAAGATTTAAAACACAAGAAGAACCAATAATTGGATTATAAAAATCATCATCATTAGTATATTTAATAATGACTGGATTATCTGTTCCAATAACTGAATTTACATCACCTACATAATTTTTTTTTAGTATTTGTACACTTCTTTTATTTCCTTTTACATCAGAAAAATCAAGTTCATATTTAACTCCGTAAGCCATTATTTAAATCTGTTTCTGTTTCTTTCTGCTCTTTGTAATGCTACAACTAAATCTTGTCCTCTAACTACAAATTCACCTGATAAGTTTTGAGAACCATTTGAACCTATCATACTTTTTAATTTATCTAATGGTGCTACAACCTCTGGATTGTGTCTTGCACCTGCATATTCTCCTAATAATCCTACTGTTGGACCACTTATGATTCCACCTTTAGCAAAAGCACCATCTAATTTAACACCTTCAGTTTGTAATTTTGTAGACATTCCTTTCATAGCTGCACCTATCGCAATTAATGCAAAACCTGCTGCTATCCCTAAACCAGGAATTAACATTTCAGTTACCGCTTTATTTGCTAGTATAACCATCGTACCAATTTGCATTGCTAAATCACCTAAAATACCAAGTACACCTGCAGCAAATTTTTCAGCAGAAACATTACCACCTGCAAAAAGAGTAGATAAGGAATTACCTATTTGACTTATAATATTACCCATTGCATTAGCAACAACACTACCTGTTTGTATTGCAGATTCAGATAATGAAGTTAATTCTTGTTTTGTTTTTTTTGAACTAGTAATAAGTTTTTCATTTATTTCATCTGTACTCATTGATGTAATTCCGAAATCAATGCCTTTTCCAATATTAAGAGCTGAAATTTTTTCACGAATACCTTCGGTTATTTTACCACCTAAAGTACCACCTGCAGTTTTAAAAGCACCTGCTACATTTGTAACTGTCTCGGTTATTTTGTCAATTAAACTTTTATCAATATCTAATTTAGAAATTTCTTCATCAAAACCTTTATTTACATCAGCTATAGCAGTCATCATATTTTTTGATATTTCTCCAAGTTTTTTTGGACTAAAAATATTTAAAATACTATCACCAATTGCTTTTGCTATTATTTTTGCATTTTCACCAAATTGTTCAAATTTTAGTTTTATTACATCTATTCGTGAAATTGCATGGTCTATACCTAAACCTATTAGTGCAATTGCAGCAACAACTAATGTAACTGGCGCTATAGCTAATTGAACTGCAGTAGCTAATAAACCAATTGCAATAATTGCAGGTCCAAGTGCCATTGCAATACCAGCTATAGTTAAAATTAAATTTTGTGTTTCTTTATCTAAATTATTAAACTTGTTTATTGCAGTAGTTAATAAACCTGCTAATTTTTGTATAGTAGGTAAAATCGCTATTGCTAAAGTTTTACCTAATTCTGTAAAAGAAGTTTTTACTGCTTCTAATGATTTTTTAAATTTAAAACTTAACTCATCTTCTAATTCTGTAAATGCAGTATTTAAAGTTCCTGTTGTGTCTGACATACTTGCGAAAATTTGTTCAGTTGTACTGACATTATTTCCCATTAAATCTAAAACACCTGTTAATGCTCTAACATTACCAAATACTTTACCTGCTGCTTCTTGATTGTCACCAAATCTATCTGTTAAAGTTTTAAGTACAGATAATAAACCTTGTTCTTTTAATTGCTCTCTTAATCCTTGTGCTGATAATCCAAAATTTTCTAATTCTTCATTAGCTTGTGAAGATGGATTTAATAGTGCTGATAAAATACCTCTTAAAGAAGTTGTTGCCATTGCTGCATCTGTACCTGTTCTCGACATTGCTGCTAAAGCTGCACCTACTTCTTCAAAGCCAACACCTAATTGAGATGAAACAGGTAATACTTTACCCATTGATTGTGCTAAACTATCTGCTTCTAATTTACCTTCACGAACTGCAGCAGTTAAAATATCTGTTGCACTTTCGGCACTTAAATTTTCTTGACCATAAGCATTAACTGCACTAGTAACTGCATCTGCTACTGTCTTAACTTCACCAAGTCCAATTGCACTAGCTTTTGTTGCTGCTTCTAAAACTTTCATAGCATCAGCACCTCGTAAACCTGCTGAAGTAATAAAAAACAATGCATCTGCAGCATCATTTGCATTAACACCTGTATCAACTGCTAACCTTTTAACTGCACCACCCATTGCATCTACTTCATCACTTGCTACACCTACTAATGTTTTTATTTTAGTCATTGACTTATCAAAGTCCAATGCCATTTTAATAGATGCACCACCTACTAAAGCCAATGGTAATGTTAAACTTCTAGATAATGAACTACCTATTGATTTTGCTCTTGCTGAAAATTGTTGAAGTTTAGATGTTGAACTTTGTAATGCAATATTTAATTGAGTTGCATTACCAGTAAGATTTACTTTAAGATTATAATTGTTTTCGGCTCCTAACATAATACAAAAATAACTAAATTTTATTCAACTTACTATTAATAAGTTCTTGGTACTTTTCAAATTCCTCTTTAGATGTTTTTGGTTGTAATTTTTTAACTTTATCTTGAGGTAGCTCTATAAGGTCTTGAGGCTTCACCATTTGGCTTTTCTTTGAGCAGTTGACATTATGTATCATTGAAGCAACAAAACGCGTTTGTTCCCACTTTAAATTGTTTTTAATAAAAAAAGATTCAGAAATAAGTATATTTTCTTTAAATGTATTTATCCAAAAATCATTTGGATTTACACCAACATAACCAATATAAAAATCAGTTATATCATCCCAAGAAAGTTTATCAGCTATTTTTTTTTTGAATCAGTTGGATTTCTTTCTAAACCTCCGTTTAAAGAATTACCTAATATTTTAGATTCTGTCATTGCTACGACAATTTTTTCGATTTCTGCCGCTTCAATATCTTCCAACCAATTACCAATATCAAACTCATCATAATCTATTTCTTTTTTATTCTCTTGGTCATATGCTAATAGACCGCTATAAATTAATGTTCTTAATCCTTTTATTGAAATACCATTAGAAAAAACATCTCCAATTTCAGCTAATGATATGTTGAGCATATCTGTAAAGTTTGCCCAAAAGTTCATACTGAAATGGAGTGTTCTTTTTTTACCACCTATTTCTAGGGTGTAATAACCTCTTTGTTTGGTCATTTATTATTTATTAGTTTGTAGATTCTACAATTGCTCCAGTAACTGTAATTGTTCCTGAATATGTAACTGCTTCTTCCATAGCCCCTGATACTTCTACTGAAGAAAGAAAACCTTCTCCTGTGTAAACTGTGTCGCCAGTTGCTGCAGTTCCAAATGAAAAATCACATTTTTGTCTTGTAAGTAATTTGTGTGCAATTTCTTTACCACCATTTGCATCAGTATAATCCATTAGACCATCAAAACTAATTTCCGCACTTCTTACCGCAGGAATTACTTCTGAAAATCCTGCTGAATCTTTAGTAGTAGCATCTGCCATATCGTTAGTAAATGAAATTGAACACGATGTAGTGTGTCCTATTGTAGCAGGAGAACCTGCATCATCTGCAATCTTGATTAATAAATTTGTTCCGTTGAATACTGTTGAAGCCATAACTTTTAATTTTTATACTACAAATATAATTAAATTTTAAATAATAGTTTTTCGATAAATTTATTCCACCAAATTTTAAAATTGTTTTTTTGTTTCTCTAACCAATCTGCTATAATTCTTAATAATTTAATCATATTATTTATTTTTTATCGTATTTATCTAAAAGTTGTATTGTCTTGATAACTGTATAAACCAACGTTGCTATTATTAAGAGTGCTTGTAGTGCTTCATTTATTTGTGTCATACTTACTATATAAACTCCTAATCCTATTATTGTTGGTTTAAATCCTTCCATTTTAATTCATTTTAAA